AATATAATATATGGGGTTTAGGAAGACAAAAAATCCTTGGAGAAAAATTTTCCTAAAATGTTGTTATTAAACCAGTCGTTGGGGTGTTCCAAAACCTCGTATATAAATTGGTGTTTAACCTCAAAATACGTAAGTAATTTTTTATTGTCAACTAATTTTAAAATAACTCGTTCAAATTCGTTGTGTTTGCCTTCAGCTAGTAACTTTTTAATTTCTATTTCAGACCCATAATATGTTTTCCAATCTGATTCTTTAGTTACTATTTTAGTAGTAGGTTTTCTACCTGGACCTGTTTGTGTAGCTATTTCCTTTTTTCCTAGTTTGGTTTTCTTATTGTGGTAAAGTACTTTTTTACCAATGTAGGATCTATTTGTAGGGGTATGTGTTACTATGTAAACAAAACCGTACGTGTTTTCGGGAAATTGAGAAATATCCTCAATTGTATTCCCTTTATATAACCAATTCATATTTAATTATTTATCAAAGTTTACTAATATTGTAGTATCTGTAGTACGAGAGGTAGGTAAGGGTTTAGCTAGTTTAGCTACTGCTAATAGATTATAAGACCCATCATATAACCCAACAGTTGTAACATAAGGTGCAAAGAAAGAACCAGTTGCAAAATCGTACAATTCTCCTTCACTACCTGAAATTATGGTTGGGTTGTTGGAATAGTTATATTCATCTGCTCCAATAGTGCATTTATATTGGGTTTCATATAAAGTATATGAACTTGAAAATGAACAAGTTACGTTTGAACTTGTTATAAATGCTAATATAAAATCAGTATGTAATGAAGGCATTTTATTATAAATATATTTAAACTAAACAACTCTTTAATTTAGTTTCTTGGATTTCATTCCAATAATAATATGAAGCTTTATTTTTATCTATTTCTAAATCTACCTCATATGGTAATTTATCTATATAATCACCTTTATAAAATAATCCTTTAGAATTGTCAACTACACCTGCATTGTGGAGTATTGGATATTTTTCAACATCAGAATAAGGATTTGTAACCCACCCAAAATCTAATCTTTTATCTACAATAGTTTCATGACCAAAATACCAAGCATTCCATAAAAAAGACCACATTCCAGCTGTCCACTTTTGAATGGGATAATCACTATCGTGTTTTTTTACATAATTAGGTTCTTCATCACAAAAATATTTATACAAACGTACACTATCAAGTTCTACTTTATTCCAAAATTCGTAATTAGTGTTTTTAACCATGTATTGGGCACCACCTGAATTGTTGTTTAGTAATTTGGGTATTAATTTATCTATACCAACAATTTCACACATTTTTTCATATATATAATTTCCCTTTTGTTGGATATAGTCGTAATTTATATATGAATTAGTATTAGATAAGTACCATGCTCTATCATGAGCCATAGATTCAAATTGAGGAGGACGAGTAAATACTATATCGGAGTCATGTATGAATAAAGCTTCATTTTCTAGATATGCATGTTCTTTTAAATGGCATTTCATTAAATAAAAATAAATAGAAGGAATGTATGTTTTATTTTCTCTATCATCTTTATAGAAAAAAAATCTTACATATGGGTAAGATTGTTGCAATTTAAGCCAAACATCATCAATTTTATGGTTATACCCTAAAAGAATATCTATATTATTAGGATTTATACCCATTTTTATGAAGTTATTTATCATAACTTCAACTTGCCATGTGTAATAGGCATTAGCAGGTTGGGCGCAAACATAACGTAATTTTTTCATTTAATATAACTTTTATTTTTAGGACATTTTAGTTAGTTATAACTACAATACCATGTTCATATATAATATTGCCTACGTAATTAGAACCAGATTTTATTCTACCTTCACCATCATCATATAAAGTTCCACTTACTGGGCTTATTATTTTAAAAGAGTTAGGTTTTATATAGTCACCGAACAATTTAGTAGGGATAGATACAACCCCTATACTTTCAGTTGGGAATGTTTTTTGTGGGTTTAAATTAGTGGTCTCAAAGTTGTCATATAACGTATTATATGTTTGAGATGAACCAGATGGTGGAGTAATAGTACCATCGGGGTTAAAACTAGGAACTACAGCATTTGATATTTCACCAAAACTACCCGAAAGATAGTTAGTGTAATATAATTGTTTAGCAGAATTATATACTGTTACTTGATATTCTTGGGATACTTGGCCGGTAAGTGATTTGTCAATTAAAAAATTGCCATTTGTACCTAAAAATCTATCTACACCTACATTGGAGGCAGTTAAAGCACTTGCCCCCCCAAAGTAAAAGTTTTTACTTACTTTGAGAGGGGATATTATTACATCTTGGGAATTTAATGTTTTGAAAACAGCCATTCATCTTAGAAATCTAACTTTACTCTAACTAGTGCTTCTTTGGTAAAATTCTTTTGGAGTGGTCTTGATAATTTAGCTACTGCAAGTAATTCGTTAGCATCATTGTATAAACCTACAGTTGTAGGATAAACTTGGGGACTATTGATAAAATATGGATAAATTACTTCACCTGTAGAACCTGAAATAAAGCTAGGGTTAGTTGAGTAGTTAAATTCTGCATTTCTAGATCTAACAAATACAAAATCTGAAGTGATTGTCTCTTCTGAGTTTAATTTGAATGAACTACCACTAACTAAAGTTTTATATAACTTTAATACATTTTGCCCATCTACATTAGCAGACAAATTAGTACTTAGGTTAATACCACCATTAGCTCCAGATAAATCTAATGCCTTACCATTTAATAAAATAGTGGAAATATCTGGGAGGAAAATACCATAAGAACCAGAAGCAGCAGTATATCCTGTTCCATTTGTACTAGAATTGTATGCAGATCCATTAGACCCACTAACTACTTGATATGCTCTTTGAGTGCCATAATAGGTAGGTAAAGTAACATTTTGAGAATTATCAGTTAAATATAAAGTATTAGAACCGCTTGTTAACTCTAAGTTTAAAGAACCAGGTAGTAATTTTTCTTTATATCTTGCTCTAGATACGTTTATAGCGTAAAAATATTCTTGTTCTACTTCTCCAAATTTAAAAACAGAATTTTCATCTTCTAATACTAAACTTCTATATTGTCCATACACAGTTTTAGAAGGGGATGCTCCGGGCACACTAGCATTATAATATAAAGATCCACTTCCTTTGATGTGACCATAAGCTACATCAAATTGTACTTCTGCACTTGAATTATTAGAAGCAGTTTGGTAAACAGATAAATAATAATCCCCAGCAGTTTGAAACTGGGCAGTAGAATAATAAAATGCTGTTAATTCAGGACTATTTCCAGACCATACCGTAGATGATACAGCATCAGCACTTACTAAAAAATCTTCGGGGTCAAATCGTTTAAATCCCATATCTTATATTAGGTTGTAGTTTTGTTAATTGTAACAGGAATTGTAATTCTAGCTCCACTATCTAATCCTACTACAGTTAAAGTAGTTCTTAGTTGAGAATTAGTTCCAAACAAGGTATTAACTGTTGTAGCTCTTAAACTAATTTGAGTTCCAATAACAGTTTTAGATACATTAGTACCAATAGTAGAAGTAGAGTTTTGGTTAATAGCAGCTTGTGTGTTAATACCTAATCCTTCAAATGAAGACATTAATCTAACATCTGCAATTGTAGCTACATATCCACTAGTTTCAAATGTAGAAACGTTATCTAAATAGTTTAGAGTTTGTGGAGTAATAGAAAGAGATGCACCTTGTTTTAATGTAATAGCATCATATCCTAAATTAAGAACAGGCAATTTAGCTGTACCACGTGGTAAAGTAGCTAACTTATATTTCATAATTTGCTGATCATCTGGAAATGCTTCAAGTAAAGGCATTCCTTCAATTGCTTCTCCATAAAAAGCAGATCCTGATGGGTGGTTTGGGTTGTATAGAGTATAATCTATTTCATCGTCAGAAAGAGCAAATTGTGTAATACGAAAAGAACCATCATTTCGAGCTAGGGCTTCTCTCCCTTTTTTAGTCAATATAGCATCAACTGTAATTACGGTATTATTTAAATATCCCATTTTATTTAAGTATATATTTTGTTATAAATATGTTTATATTATTCTCTTTTCAATAAGATTCTTAAGTACTAGATCAGGATTTTGATTAAATACCTCTATTCGGTGTTCAGGTAAAAGAATACCTGGAGAAGAAGCACGTGATACAGGTTCTACTCCTGCTTGGATATCTGCTCCTGAGTAATCTATTGTTCCATTGCCATAAGAGAATCCATATGGCATTTGTTGATTTAAAATTACAAAGTTTTTATTATCTTTATATCTTCTAACAACAAAAAAATCAAAGTTAGATGGTTGTCGTGTTTTAATGTTTCCATCTGAATCTGTGTATTCAAATGGAGGAGTTACAACTATCTTTAATTTATTTTCAGGAAGTTCACTATTCACATCAGCTGGGATGGTGATAGGTTCTCTTCCTTCAACTGATGCTATAGTATAAACAAAAGTTTCATCATTTTCAAATCTAATTTCATCACCTTCTTCTAGTGACCAAACATCAGATACGGGATCAAATTCCATAAATCCAGGTTCTACAGTTAGGGGGAAATCAGTACTTATAGATCCTACATAATCAAGTCTAGCTTGAAGGAAAGTTGGTTCATAAGTTCCATCATTTTGTTTAATTCCGTAGGTTTGATTTAAAATTGAAGAAGACATATATAATACATCTACTGTTCCATTTAATCTTCTCCAAAAAGGTGCGGATGCTTCGTTTTGGAGATTACTATTTGCAGAAAATTTAGAAGTTACTGAGTATTTTAAAACAGGTAAAGTATTTATATTTACTCCTGGTTTGGTATTATAATTAGGGGTAAATGTTCTTTTCCATTGGATATCATTTTTACTTTCTCCACCAGCATTATACCATATAAATACATCATCTGCTTTACCCCCATGTCTTCCAGTACTTTGAGGAATATTAAATCCACCTTCAGCTTTTAAATAAAAACCAGATCCTTGTTTAAATCCAGATTGTTTAAATTCTATTTCCCAATCATATTTTACACTAATACCATCAATACCTTTTACAGTTGAAGATACGGTATCATAAAACCACCCCCCACCAATTAAAGCTCGTGCTGTGTTACGTGCATTACCATCGGTAGCAGTAGTATTATAAAATGTTTTTAAAATTAATTCTTCTATATATAAACTATCGGGTTCAAATGTAAGACCAGATGTAGGATCAAGGAGCCATTGATCACCATATGGACTACCTGGATCTTCGGATAAGTTTAAAGTTTTGTAAACAAATTCACTTGATTCACCAGGACGAGTAGTAATAGTTAATCTAACTGCAGTTATTTCAAAGTTAGTAGTATTTAAAAT